GGGTTTGGCGCGCCGTTGCGACTCATCTGGTTGAAAGTTGAGGATTTAATAGCCCAGTAGACTTGATTCTACTGCCGTGTCCAGCATAAGTGGATGGTGCTGTACATGTATGCGACACATCCTATTAATGATAGGAGGGACGAGTGTCCGAGCGACTCGATATCGAGTATATCAGTCAGTATAAATGCACTGCTCGTGCACGGGATACCCTCAAGCGAGGGGAAGCTTACGTAAATTCAGCGATGGTTGATTGGTCATTGTTTGCTGAATTTTCCGATGAGTATTCCCTTGATGTAGAGAGGGATAACAAAAGTGTCTGGGATCCACGATGGTTGGTCCGAGGGCTCGCCAGATTTGGGAGTTCCGTTCCAATCTCCCTCGCAAGAAAATTCCTACCACCTAGATCAGGAAGTGGAAGTTCCGCAGACCAGGCGGTCACTTCAGGAGCAGAGCAGAGTACCAGATCTCGAACCGTCGGTGACTCCAGCCGAAGTAGATTCGGATCTTCACAATTTGATTTTGTTGAGTTGGGCAACGGGCGAGCTCGTCTCTCCGATTACCAGTCTCAGCGTATCAGTGGAGACCGAAATTCTGGGTTCGACCCCGTGGTTTATGAACACGCGAAAGCTGCAACGTACCACATTGCGGGTAGTCGATCAAGAAGGTACGCACCTCTTTCTCGGGATGAGGTTGTGGGCAAGGTTCTTCACCTTGACAAGTCTGCTGGGGCTCCTTTCTTCACTAGCACTAACGTTGGAGATACTCTTCCGAGAGCAATCAAGTTCGCCGACGCTATTGTGGCTGCTCGGAGGGCTTTCGATCCTTATGTGGCTTATCGCCGCATTCAGCATGGGGTCAATGGTCCAAAAGGCAGGCTCGTTTGGGGCAGTCCGTTGGCTACGACTATTTTGGCTGCGTCGTTTGCGAAAGCAGCGTATAAGGGCCTCGTCCGCCGACACTGTTTCTCTTATGGATATCAAAAGGCTGAAGTCGGAGCGTACATCTCAGAATTTCAGAGTAGGCTAAAGCGCGTTTATTGCCTTGATTTCTCTGGATTTGATGCTACCGTTCCTGCCTTTGTCATTGGAGATGCGTTTGAGATCCTTCGAACTCACCTAGATATGACGAGTGAAGAGAACAACCTGTACTATCGTCTTACAAATGATTTCATCCATGCTAGGATCATTCTGCCAGATGGTTCCATCTATCAGAAGCATAGGGGTATTCCTTCCGGTTCTCCCTTTACTTCTGTAATTGGCAGTATCTGCAATCTTCTTATTCTGAACTACATCTGGATCAAGCTTACGGGTGTTGCTTTGGATGAAGATAGGGTGCTCGTCCTTGGTGACGACTCGATCGTAGCAACGAACTCCATCGTCAGTCTAGACAGTATCGCTGGAGCCGCCAGTGATTTGGGGATGGAAGTGAGTGTTTCCAAGAGCAAAGTCGCAGTTCGTGGAGACAGGGTGGAGTTTCTGGGTCATGAGTGGGTAAATGGAAGGCCCCACAGGCCAGAAAGGGATGTCATCGTTAGACTTGTGTTTGAGGAGAAACACAGGCCGCCAAGCTTGTCAATGACCTGTATGAGGTTATATGGGTTTACTTCTGACTGCTTTGAAGCGTATGACATAGTTGTTGAGCTCCTTCACATCCCAGGTGAAGAAGTTACTGACACCCTTAGTCGGTTGGCGACAATGGCTAATGATTCGGACATTGATATTGGTGAGGTAGGAATTGGTCGCTTGAGGTATCTTATCGCTCATGAACCTGAACTACTGCCTGAACGTCTAGATGCTAGATTTAAGCTAGCAGCAGTAGGAATGAAATATTGAG